GCGGGAAGTCTCAAAGTAAAAAACTTATTAAATAATTTAGTTTTAAACTTCAATCAAAATAGAGTAAATCAAGTAGTAAATGTAAAAGTTGATTGTAGAGAAAGAATAGTATTATATATTAAATTATACTCACCTCTGCCAAGTGATACATTAAACAATGATAATTGTCATATAGCATATAAAGTACTAGAGGATTATATTGATGTATTTAATGTAAGGTCTACTAACAATTCAATAAATGATTTATCGAAATATCCAAATTCTGTAAAAATATTAAGCAATTCTAATTTCATACTATGTTCAGATAATGAAGTTAGTAATGAAACAGATGTAAAAAATTGGAATTCTTTATTAGATAGTAATACAGATACTACCAATAGTATTCTAAATAAAATATTTTCAGGCTCAGCAAATATAGACTTAAATATAGATTTTACAAATTACAAAAATTTTGTACACTATGGCTCTGCTTTAGAAAGAATAAAAAATTATGATTATAAATTAAAATTAATAGAGTATTATAAAATTCAATATACACAAGCAAATACTTCTGTTTCAGGTTCAACATATGCTGTAAAATCAGCAGATAATTATAATAGCAAAATTAATAAAATTAAAAGTAGTTTTGATAGATTTGAAGTTTTTTTACATGAAAAAACAGGAAGTTTATTTAGTTATGATATTTCGGGTAGTATAGAACCTAATCCAAAATATATTCGAAGTGGAAAATATATAAATTTACATACAACAAGTTCACAATATATATCTTGGTATCAAAAAAATGTAAATATAGCTACTGAATTTGATAGAACTAATTATACAAGTTTTTACTACAATACTCCTGACCATATATTAAGAGATGATAGAAATAGTCAATATGTAATGTTCTTACATATGATTGGGCAGCATTTTGACAATACTTACAATTTTATACGGAAGTTAACAAGTATTCATGAACGAGATGAACATCCTGAGAGAGGTATACCAAATAATTTATTACCGTATTATGTAAAATCTTTGGGGTGGAAAATTCAAAATACACGTAATTTAAGTGATTTATGGTTATATAAGTTAGGAACTAATTCAACAGGAAGCTATAAAGAACCATCGGGAGACTTAGTAAGTAAATCTTATGAAAATTTAACACATCAAATTTGGAGAAGAATTGTTAATAATTTACCTTATTTACTAAAAACAAAAGGTTCTATAAGGTCTGTAAGAGCACTTTTTTCAATATATGGAATTCCGTTTACCTTGATAGGAGTAAAAGAATATGGAGGCCCTCAAATAGATGAAGATAATCCACCTTTACTAGCAGAAGATAAGTTTCAATATTTATTAAATTTTAAACAAAATCAGTATATACACATACCAAGAAGGTTATATACATCATCTATAGATAATATAAGTAAAGTACCACAAACTACCGAGTTTAGATTTAGAACTCAGTATACAGGAAGTGTCAGCATGAGTTTGTGGGCTGTTGAGGATTATGCTAATAAGAATAACATACTTCAGAATTTACAAATAGTAAGATATCCACATTCATTATACGGTAAAAAAACCTATGGTTATTTAAAATATACTCTAAAGACAGGTTCTTTAGGAAATTTTAAGACAATACAATCTACAAGTAGTCTTATGCCATTATATGATAATGATATATGGACTATTAGAATACACAGCAATCAACCTATATACAGTGGTTCTTCATTTAATGGATTAATTAATATAGATTGTGCTAAGGCAAGTGATTTTGTTGATAATAGAATATCAATTTCATCAAGTTTTAGCATATCTGCAAGTCCAAGTAGCTTATTATATTCATTAGGAGCAACAAAAACTATATTGCCTACAGGGCATAAAGTTATTCTTGGAGGAACTACAGGAAGTAATTCCGTTAGATTTAGTGGTTCACTGCAATCATATAAAGAATATTTCGGTAAATACAGCAAAAATGTATTTGATGCCCATGTATTAAATCCTTCAAGTTATAATGCTAATGCATATACATCATCATATGATGAATTATTTAGATATTATCCTTTAGGAATTGATAATATTAGAGATAACCACTCTAGATACTCAAATGTTAGTTCAAGTCATCCAAATCAAAATTTTTATGGAACTAATCCTGCTAAATTTAGAAATTTTAGTGGAACTCAAGCAGCTCAGTATACATCAAAAACAGAAACTCATTATAGGCAGTATCCATCATTAGGAGCAAACAATCCGAAGTCAAATAAAATTAGGTTTGAATCTACTGAATTATTGACTGATTTAGCACCTGATAGGAAGGCTACAGTTAGTAGATACGATAAAGAGCAGAAAGATAGTAATAGATTAGCTATAGTATTTTCTCCAACAGACCAACTTAATAAAGATATATCAAATCAATTCGGTGCTTATAATTTTGAGAATTTTGTAGGAGACCCTAAAGATGGAACATCAAATAGTTATAAGTCACTAGATTCTGCTAGAAATGATTATTTCAAAAAGTTTGCGAGAGCTAATGACATTGGAAAATACATAGAAGTATTCAGTTTATATGATTATTCAGTATTTGAACAAGTAAAACAGCTAGTTCCTGCACGTTCGAATTTGATTACAGGTGTATTAATAGAGCCATCAATACTTGAAAGGTCTAAGATAGGTAGAAAATTCCCAATAGTAAGTTTTCCAAAACAAGATACGATATTGGAGGGTGCTGTAATGGATATAAACTCTAATTTAGTACCCAATAACATTGGTAATTTAAAATATCCATTAGAAGTAGAAATTCAAAAGTCTAAAAATAAAACATCTTTAAAATATTCTCCACAATTAGAACTTGAAAGAAGTAAAATAAAATCAAAATATAAATTTAAATTAGACATTGAAGTAGAAAGGAGTAAACATAAAGCATCTAAAAATATCAATGTATACAGTATAGACAATACAGTAGCAAATAGTAATTTAAAAATAGATTCAATAGGTAGAGTATCTTTACTAGATGCTAAATTAGATTTAAAAAATTATTATAATAATGTATTAAATTCTAATGATATATTAAATTTAGTATTAGATAGTAATAATAATGCTGTTACAATAAATGCAAATTTAAAATTAAATGATACATATTTTAGAAAAGTACAACCTTTACAGAATGCTGATGTTATATTAGATACGGTAAGTTATACATATAAAGATATAAATGGAGTAGTAAGACAAAAAACAGTATCAGATTATGTATATAAGCCTTATAGAATAAATACTAATGTAACTAAAAGAAATTTAAATAAAAATAATTTATTAAATATAAATGAAAATGCAATTGGTTCATTCTATGTTAGAAACATATCATCAACTATAGTTGAATTCAATGAAATTCAATTAAATAGTATGGATTATACATTTTATTTCAAGACTTTCCAACCTAACATATCAGTGGAAAAAAGTTTAAAAGGTATTTTATATAAGGAATTTTTAGATAAGTATAATTATACAGTATTTAATAAAAATAATACAATATTTAGAAAACAAAATGGGGGAGGTATTATAAATCAACATATAAGTGGTTCTAGTATTAACAGCAAATATAGAAAAGTTGAATATTATTATTCAAGTTCGGGAAATTTTGTACTAGGTCAAACATCTCCAAATATGTTAAAATCTCCTGTTTATTTATCAAATGTTGGAGGTTATAGTAATGATTTTAACAGAGAATTATATTATAAAATTAATAAAGAATATAAAGCACATTACTCATCATCACTTGTATATTCTAATTATCAGTATGTGGAAGATAGTAATACTATGAGGGTTAGATTTAGAGGTTCTAAAATTTCGGGAGCAGGTATAAATATAGATTCTACGGAAACTGTTTACGGTGGGCCTGTCGTATCTGTTAAAATTGTAAATGAAAATGAAATAATAGTTCAATAATTTGAAAGAAAGTATATATTTATAATAAAAAAACTTTAATATGGGATATTTAAACAATTCCTCGATTGTTATTGATGCAGTTCTTACAAAAAAAGGCAGAGAATTGTTGGCAAGAGGACAAAATGAATTTAGAGTAACGTATTTCGCATTAGCAGATGACGAAATAGACTATACTTTGTGGAATAGTGACCATCCACTAGGAAGTGCATATTACGGAAGAACTATAGAAAATCTTCCGATTACAGAAGCAGTTACCGATGAAACTCAAGTTATGAAATACCCATTAGTTACCCTACCTAAGAATACTATTAGAATTCCTGTGGTATCAGTAGCTCAAAATTCATATACATTCAAATCTCCAACAGATAGAATAACTATAACTCCCAACACTGTAAACTTTCCAAGTGGAAATATTGCATTGGGGTATACAGCTGTATTAAGTGATAGTGATGTAGCAACATTTGTTTCAGTATCACCATCACCTGCTCAAGCATCAGGTCAAGATACAGCTAGTAGTGTACCATTAGCTATTAGTGATTTAGAATCATCTCAAACAGTAACTGTTAGTGGAACTTCATTTGTTCTTTCAGGTAAGTTTTCCACTATTAGGTCAAAGAAGTCAACATTGACTATTATAGGAAATGAAACAGGTGGTAGAGTTACTATTGAATTGACAGTAAATAGACTGACTCAAACAAACTCTTCTGCTGCAAATATTACTGTATAATAAAATAAAAAAATATGTTCGTTAGATTCCAAGCTGATGATATTGTTCCAAATCAACAGGAAACTGTAACAAGAGCAATGTTTTCGAATAACGTAGGTAACTTAATTACGTTTTTCACATCCTCTGCTCAAACAGCAGCTCAAAAGACATACTATTACGAATTGTTTAATAGTGCATCTAGGTCACCAACAGCAGAAGCTCAGTTTTCTATTGCTTTTGGACATAGATTCGGTTCAGGGTCTGCGGGTGAGGGAGGTCAAGTAGATGATACACCATCAAGAGCTATATATTCACAATATAGACAATTATGTTTAGATGCGGGTATTAAATCTTTTACAAATGATGGTGCTAATTCTAATTTTATATATGTATTTAATTTTAATAGGTCAAGACTTAAAGATGGTATTGACGAAGGAAATATTGAGATTAATCTGCATCATTTATCAGGGTCTCAGTATATTGGAGGGCCGGGCACAAACTCTGCACATACAGGTTCTAACGTTAAGTTAGGTAATGCAAGAGCATTAAGATTAGTTGATGATAGTAAAATAGCATCGGCAACAATGACATCTGCGGGAGAAGTGTATAACATAGTTTCAGGTTCTATAGAGAATGGAGTATTTAGTTCAGCATCCCCGAAATATTATGGTAAGATATTCCCAAGACTAGGTGTAGTTGTATTAGATGGTCGCAAATTAGATTTATCTGCATCTTTTGGAACAGTAACAGGCTCAAATGTTGCAGGTGATAATGCTTTTAAGTTATATAAATCAATATCAGGTTCAGCAGCAAAATTGACAGATTTAAGTGGAGATAAATTAGGATTATCTGCAAGAAGTAAAGAGTATGTTAAATCAACTCATTATTTTGTAAGAGCTAGAGCATCTCAATTTAATTTCTCTAACAATCCTACATTTGTAACAGGTTCTGATGGTGATTTAGCCATCTCAGATTTTATAAATGACCCAAAAGTATATCTTACAACCATAGGATTATACGATGACAATAAAAATTTGTTAGCTGTTGCAAAATCAAGTAAACCAATACAGAAATCATTCAGAAAAGAAACTCTGATTGAAGTAAAGTTAGATTATTAAAAAATACTAAATGAATCCTATATTATTTGAAAATTATTTAGCACTTCCCGAATCACTTCGAGAAAGATACTTGCAACAATTATTTCCTAATGAAGGCGATAGGGTTCAATTTAGGGCAGATTTAAATGCATATTTATTAGGAGGTTCTTCCAACAATAATGAAGATAGTCAAGCTCCTGAAGGTGGGGGAGGTGTAAGTAGAGGTTTTAATCCAACTCCTACACCAACACCTTTACCTATATTAGGTTCAGGATGTCAGTGTTATAGTATAACAAATGATGATTTAGAAAGTAACGAAGCTGTAGTATCTTATGTATCATGCTCAGGTTCAGTTACAACTATTAGTGTATTTTATAGTCAGACAAGAAGTATATGTGTTAGAAACGGCACAACACCTTCAAGTAATTCAAATGCATCGATAGTATCTTCAGGTAAAAGTTGTACAAATAGTTTTGATTGTGCTCCCGTTCCAACACCTACTCCGATACCTGTAACTGTAAGATACTATGAATTAAATGGATGTAATGGTGGTTATGCGTTTACTACGATTAGACCTGACACACCTAACCAAACTTACATAGACCCTATAACTAATCAATTCTATGTTTATACAGGTAGTGTAAGAGACCTTTCAGATGTTCCTAATTTTTTCAATGGAAGCATACAGAAAGTTTTTGGAAGACAAAACTGTACAGCAGATAAAGATGGCGGTAGCGGTGGCGGTGGTTCTACGGGTGGCGGTGGTGGAACTGAAGAAATTAAAACAACTTACTATGAATTAGTAAATTGTAATGGAAGTGATATAAAGTATACAACTACTAACGCATCACGTAATCAAAGATTTAGTAATACCACTAGACTTTCATTAGGTAGACCTATATATACATTTTCAGGTAGAAGTATATCTACTAGTACTCCACCTTCTCAATATGATTCTACATATATACCGTTAGCAGGTCTATTCAATTGTCCAACTAATACTGAGGATAGGACAGATTTAATAAATCCTGTAGACCCTGCACCTAGTAATGACCAATATTTTTTATTAAGAGAATGTACAAAAGATAGTAGTTTAGGTGCAGAAGTTTATACACAAATACGAGGGGATGAGGCACAGAGGTATGTAGATACATCTTTGCGAATATCACCTACCACAGCATATTATTATTTTGTTGACGGTGCTGATAAAAGATTTGGTATTAGACCTAAAAATTTCAATCCAAATCTAAGACCATTAGCAGGACAATATGGATGTCCTTCGGAAGGCGTTATAATTGAAACTATAGACCCACCTACACTTCCACCTACACCCCCACCCGTAGATGGTACGGTTTCTATAACATTTTTGTCAGTTATTGCTGATGACTTAGCTGAGATTATTAGAAATAAATGTGGAAGGTCATTAGACCCTATGTTAGGTTCTTTAATTCTAGGGAATATAATACTTGATGGAGTATCAATAGGTTCAGGTCAAGCAACTGCAACATTAGTTGTTGGTACATCTCATACTGTAGTATTTAATAAACCAAGTCACCCATATTTTACATTTAGTGATGGAAGTCCAAGTAGTTACACATTTACAGTATCAAGTTCTCAAACTTTATTTGAGAGTTATTTTTATCCTTCATTTTCAAAAATAAAAGGACTTTTATCAGTAAGAGTTAATCTTGCACCGAATATAGCAGGTTTAAATATCAAACCTAAAGTATATATTACCAATGTAGGACAAATTGGAGAGGGTTCTATAAACAATTATAGTTTAGATACAGGTGATTATACCTTGTATTTTGAACCTATAAAAGTTGCGGGGATGATATTCGTAACTCCTAAAGAGAGAAAGATATCAATTAACATATGTACTAATACTGAAATTGATGTTACATATACAGGAGTAGCATTACCAACAAATTATTGGCTAAAGAAAATAGATTCTGTAGACCAAATGAAATATAACTCGGTAATAACCAAAGGTATGTTTTCAAATGGTATAGCAAATATGGTTTCATTTTATAAATCAAGTATATCAGATTCAATAGATAATCACTACACTCATATATACCATGAACGTACAAGATATGCTACATCATCTATACAATTCAGTGTAGCTTATGGACATAGTGAAGGCTCAGGTTCAAATGATGAGGGAGGTCAGTATAACGATACTCCTACAAGAGCCATATATGGGCAGTACAAGAACATTATAGTAGGAAACGGTCAAGATAGATTAAATCTATCAGGAACGCCTACAAAGCATTTCTACGTTGTTTCATATCAAAAGGATAGAAGAGATACTAGAGCTGATTATAATGCCTTAGAATTGAATATAGCCCACTTATCAGGCTCTCAATTCATTGCAAGTTCTAATATGAGATATCATACGGGGTCTAATGTTAGATTGGGGGGAAGAGGCAGAGTATTAAGATTGATATCTGACTATAAAATAAATGATAATCCTCAGAAAGCAGTACCATCAGCACCATTAGAATATAATATTGTATCAGGTTCTATAGAGGATGGAGTATATAATACTAGTTCTCCACATTATTATGGCAAATTATATCCTAGTTTAGGAGTTGTATTACTTGATGCTAATAAACTTGATGTATCTGCATCATTTGGAACAGTAACAAGTAGAGAAATTGATGGTAAAAACCAATTAAAACTGTTTACAGCTGTATCAGGTGCTGCATTGTATACTGATATAAGTGGTGATAAGTTAGGTATGAAAGCAAGAGCAACTGAAGAGGAGCTAACATATTACTATTATTTACATGTTAAGAATAAAGAATTTAATTTTAGTAACAATCCAAGTATATATAATACAGATGGATTACAATATTTGCAGTATGGAGTTCCTAATGATGTTAGCGTAGCTCCCGAAGTTTTGGATAACACGGCTGTATTAAGTAATACATTTATAGATAGACCAACAACATACATAACTACTATAGGATTGTATGATGAGAATAGAAATTTGGTTGCTGTAGGAAAAGTTAGTAAAGCTGAGTTAAACAATTTTACTGAAGAAGTAATGTTTACTGTAAAATTAAAGTTCTAAGAATATGTATGAACTTTCGGTATTTGAAAAAATTAAGAAGTCAGATTATGCTGTACTTCCATATGAAGCAAATAAGACATATTCTATAAATTCTAATAAATTAGAATCTTTAGGATATTCATATAAAATAGCTAACTATTATAAGGACTCACTACCAATAAGTTCATCAAAGAGTGATGTAAGAAATGCACCTACAAGTTCTGATGGTTCATATAACTATTTAAATTGGAGAGTTACTAATCATATGTATTATCGAAATGCTTATGATTCCTATGAATCTTGGGAAGGTAATTCAAAGAGATATACTGAAAAAAGATTATATCTTACGGCAAGTATAGTATCTGCTCCTTATTTAGATATGGGGGATGGATTCAAGAAAGGTACTATTAACTTAGTAAGTTCTAATGTATCTTTAAAAGATGATTTTCATAACAATATATATGATTACAGTATAAATTCATCGAGTATAGTAGATAAAAATTATTTAGATGCTTATCTAGGATTTCAAGATTTATATAAACATACAAAAAGAGGTTTTGGAACAGGAATATCAAAAAGTTCTCTATTTGAATCGAATACAATAGGTGATTCTGTTGGTTATAAGGTTCATAATGTAGGGTTAAGTAGTGGAATACGTATAAATAATACGGGAAGCGGAGCTAAAATTGATTTTATAGGTACAAGTTATGTTGAAATACCACATTTTGAACAACTATCGTATGAATTAGAAGAGAATTTTACAATAAGTTTTTGGACAAAAGCACCAATAAGTCAAAGTAATGTAACTTCTAATATAAATTCTATACTAACTAAAAAAAGATATAGCAATATACTCCAATCAGGTGAATTTGATACAATATCAGATACAGGATATTCATACAAGAGAAACTATGTAAGTTCGAGTGTGACATATATGCCTGTAGAATATTATCCATATGATATATCAATATATAATCAGACAGCAGGTGGAAATAAAGGAAAATTATTATTTAGAAGGTCTGATGGTATTAAAACAGCATCATTAACAAGTAATTCAACCATTAATGATGGAGCATTCCATCATGTTTGTGTAACTAAAAATAGTAAAATATTAAGATTATATGTAGATGGCATACTACAATCATCAGGTTCAGACCTAAATAATGAACCTATCAATGCTAATACAATAATAATAGGTGCAGAAGATAGAAATGGAACGAAACAATATTCAGGTTCTATAGATGAATTTAGATTTTACAGCAAGGCTGCGTCAAATACTGAGATATCACAATCATTAGCTAATTCATCAAACATATTAGCATATCAAACTACTAATGTAGGTAATGTGTATTATAGAAGAGGTGAAGTAGTCATAACATCCCCTATAAAAAAGTATCATAATATTTTAAAAAATAATCAATGGAATCTTACTTATAAAAATAGATATACTATATATGAATATGAGACTTTAGTTAGAATTAAAGCAGGTTCATTTAATAAGACAATGAATCCAACATCTATACAAAGTCCAAAATCAAATTTATATCTAAATGATTTTACAGGTTCATTAGCACCCTATGCGACAACCATAGGATTATACAATAAAAATTTTGAATTAGTAGCTGTTGCTAAATTTGGAAGACCTCTTAAGATGAGAGATGACGTAGATATGAATGTTATTATTCGTATGGACTACTAAATACAACACTAATAAGAATATATACTCAATATACACTATATTTATATAAAAGAATATATAAATGAAAGTTTCCTATACCAAAAATTTAAGAAATAGTACAGATTTAAGAATACATTCTATAATAAGCATACTTACCGAAGCATATGACTATGTTAAACTTACTGAAGCAGTTCCATATTCAGTAGCTAAAGAATATCTTGAAATAGAAAGAAGTCCTGAAGCAGAAACAAGAATAAAAGAAGTATTTAGTAAACTCAAATCATTACCAAATGCACGTCAAATAGACAAGCGTGGATACAGAATAGCATTTCCATATGCAGAAGATTCCACTGAATTTGAAATACAAGCTGTACTAGAACCATACAACTTTTCTATAAAAGATTACAAAGATGGAGTAGCATTAGATACCAAGAACAATAGAGAAATATCATTGGGGAAAGCACTCAATATAGTTTCAAAAAAAGAACCTGATGCTAAAGAATTAATAGACAGGTATGCAGCTATCAAAGGTAAAGGTGCTTCAAAGAAAGATGAGGACTTGATGATTATATTTTCAAGTGCTAAATACGACATTGCGGGAATGTCTACAGGTAGAAACTTACCTGAATTTGGTGATTGGGACAGTTGTATGAATGTTATTAAAGGAAGCAATAGTCGTTATGTAAAGCTAGATATACAAGAAGGTTCTATAATATGTTACTTGACTACAGTCAGTGATACTAACCTACAAAGAGCATTAGGAAGAGTTCTAGTAAAACCATATTTGAACACAGAAGATAAAAAAGACGTAGTATTGTATGCTGAACTTAAAACTTATGGTTCTATACCAAATCCTCAAAAATTTATGGATGAAGTAGATGACTACATGGAAAAAACACAAAAGTTGTCGGGAAGCTATGAAAGATTAGGATGTTTATATCCTGATAGTGAAAGAGATACCATAGAAGGGAAAGAAACTATAAGAACAAGAGCATTAAAAAAGTTTGAAAATGGTGAAGAACTAGAAGATTCAGAATTCGTATCACTTCCATTAGAAATAAAAAGAAAGAGTATAGATGATTTTATTAAAAATAATTTAGAGTTGTATGGTTATATAATTCCCATTAAGTATTCATACGCATCACAGAGTCAAAAGAAAAATATTATAAAAACTTTTATTAAAAATAAAGAGAGAATATATCCTTTTTTATTTAATGGAGCACCTAAAGATTCAAAAAAAGAAATAATAGATTATAAATTAAATAACAAGGTACAATTAGAAGACTATGAATATAAACAAGCTACTCCTGAGCAAAGAGGAAAACATATGGATATAAAAATAGAAGATGGAAATTTTTTACAAAACGATGAACTTGAGTTAGCAACAGAAGAGCAACGAGAAAAATATTATAATGTAGTTATAAAAAACGGAAAAAGACTCAATAAGTATTCATTTGAGTATATGTCACAAAATTTAAAAGAAAAGTATATTGATAGTATAATATATAGTACAAATTTAGAAGACTACGAATTTGCTATAGCAACAGAAAAACAAAAGGAAAAACATTTTAATTGGTATATACAAAACGGATATAGAGCTAGTGATTCATATGTTAAGTATATGTCACAAAATATAAAAGAAAAGTATATTGAATATTTAATAGACAGTAATAAAAGATTACAAGACTATGAACTTTTAATAGCTACTACAGAACAACAAATAAAATATGTTAAGTTAATTATCAGGAGTGGTAATTATTTACATCAAAATGAACTTATGGTATTATCTAAAGAAACATGGGAGGAATATTTTAATATTAAATCAGAACGCTATTTGGGACTTAGCGAAACTGATTTGGATTTCATAAGTGCTGAAAAAAAAGAAAAGTATATTAATTTAAGAATGAAGGATAGTAAAATATTACGAAATTATGAATATAATATAGCAACTAAAGAACAAAAAGAAAAATATATTAATTGGATAATTAGAAATTATTCAGTAAAATATGATATGATTTTGAGTTATGATATGTTTAAAGATGCTACTCCTGAACAAAAAGAAAAGTATATTGAAAAAAAAATAAATAACAAGGAACAATTAAACTCTTTTGAATATATAGAAGCAACTCCTGAACAAAAAGAAAGATACCAAGAATATGATAAAGATTAAACATACAAATACATACATATACTTAAAAAGTATACTAAACGTACTCACTGAAGCATATGACTATGTCAAACTTACTGAAGCAGTTCCATACTCAGTAGCTAAAGAATACATGACTATAGAAAGAAGTCCTGAAGCAGAATCAATAATCAAAGAAGTATTCAGCAAACTCAAATCATTACCGAATGCTCTTCAAATAGACAAGCGTGGTTGGAGAATAGCATTTCCATATGCGGAGGACTCTACTGAATTTGAAATACAAGCTGTACTAGAACCATACAACTTCTCTATAAAAGATTACAAAGATGGAGTAGCATTAGATACCAAGAACAATAGAGAAATATCATTAGGAAAAGCATTAAACATAGTTTCAAAAAAAGAACCTGATGCAAAAGATTTAATGGATAAATATGCGGCTATAAAAAGCAAAGGTGCTACAAAGAAAGATAGTGATTTGATGATAGTATTTTCAAGTGCTAAGTATGATATCATAGGAATGTCAACAGGTAGAGACTCCTATTGGGACAGTTGTATGAATGTTATTAAAGGAAGCAATAGACACTATATAAAGGCAGATATACGAGAAGGTTCTATAATATGTTACTTAACTACATTAAGTGACACTAATTTAAAAAAACCTTTAGGAAGAATATTAATAAAACCATACTTAAATTCAGAAAATCCTAAAGATGTAATACTATATGCAGAGTATAAAACTTATGGTTCTATACCAAATCCTGAAAAATTTATAGATATTGTAGATGAGTATATGGAAAAAACTCAATCTATTTCAGGAGTTTATGACAGATTAGGATGTTTATATAATGATAGTGACAGAACTTCTGTAGAAAGTAAAGAAACTGTACAAAAAAGAGCATTAAATAAAGTAAAGGAAGGGAATAGTTTAACTTCTATGGAATTTGTATCTCTTCCATCAAAAAATAAAAAGATTTATATAGATGAATTGAATAAAGAGGAGAAAAGACTTTCAAAGGTAATATATTCATTTGCTACACAAAGTCAAAAGAAATTTTACATAAGAAGACGTTTAAAAAATGAGGAATATATAGAAGGTTATGAATTTAAATTAGCACATAAAGAATTAAAATATGAAATAATTGATTACAAATTAGAAAATGATGTAGGTAGCATATATCACTATGAATTTGAAGCAGCAACCACTGAACAAAAAGATAGATATATAGATAAACAAATAGCAAAAAAGTTTATGAGTATACCTGAATCGTATCTACAAGAATTATCAGATAAGCAACAAAAATTTTATATAGAAAGGGTATTAGAGAAAGGTAAAAAACATTTTTCAAATTTTGAAATACGTTTAATGTCAGAAGACCAATTCCTAAACTATATATCTAATTTATACAAAAATAATGAATCTATATATCAAGATACGGCAGATAATTTATCAGGTAGAAATATGGAAATTTTAGTAGATTACATAATAGAAAACCATATTCATGAGATAAGAAAACGTAGTTCTCGATATGACTTAACCGAAAAACAAATTGAAAAATATATAAATAAATTAATAGAAACAGACCAATACGAAGAATTAGTACATTCGAATAATCTTGCTAAAGCATCTAAAAAAGACCAAGAGAGATATATTGATTATTTGCTTTCTAAAGAAATTAGCATACCTGATTGGATTATAGAATATGGAAATTCTAAACAAAAGAAAACGTATATTAACAGTAAACGTGATGAAGGAGAAAGATTAGAAACTAAAGACTTTATACATTTGACACAAAATGAGATAGACGAATATATAAATAGAAGAATTAAGATAGGATATTCATTAGCAGAGTATGAATTTAATGCAATCTCAAAAAACCAAAAAGAAAACTATATAAATTATATTCTTAGGGGAAAAGAAAAATTAAAAGACTACGAACTTAAAGCAGCGACTCCTGAGCAAAAAGAAAGATACAAAGAATATGCTAAAGATTAAACATAAAGATATGAAAAATAATTACCTAAAGAATATACTAAATATTTTAACTGAAGCATATGACTATGTTAAACTTACTGAAGCAGTTCCGTATTCAGTAGCTAAAGAATACATGACTATAGAAAGAAGTCCTGAAGCAGAAACAAGAATAAAAGAAGTATTCAATAAATTAAAATCATTACCAAATGCACGTCAAATAGACAAGCGTGGTTGGAGAATAGCATTTCCATATGCAGAAGATTCCACTGAATTTGAAATACAAGCTGTACTAGAACCATACAACTTTTCTATAAAAGATTACAAAGATGGAGTAGCATTAGATACTAAAAGTAACAGAGAAATATCATTAGGAAAAGCATTAAACATAGTATCAAAAAAAGAATCAGATGCTAAAGAATTAATAGATAGATATGCGGCTATAAAAAGCAAAGGTGCTACTAAAAAAGATGAGGACTTGATGATTATATTTTCAAGTGCTAAATATGATATTATAGGAATGTCTACAGATAGAGATTCTTATTGGGACAGTTGTATGAATGTTATTAGAGGAAGCAATAGACACTATGTAAAGTTAGATATAAAAGAAGGTTCTATAATATGTTACTTAACTACATTAAGTGACACTAATTTAAAAAAACCTTTAGGAAGAGTTTTAATAAAACCATATATAAACACAGAAAACGAAGAAGACGTAGTATTATATCCTGAATATAAAACTTACGGTTCTATACCAAATCCTGAAAAATTTATGGATGAAGTAGATGACTACATGGAAAAAACACAAAAGTTGTCGGGAAGCTATGAAAGATTAGGATGTTTATACAAAGATAGTCAAAGAGGTGAAATTGAAGACAGAGAAACTATACAAAAAAGAGCATTAAAAAAATTGCAAGATAAAGAAGGATTATCTAAAGCAGAATTTGTATCTCTCCCTTTAAAAGATAAAAGACAATATATCGATAGATTAATAAAAGGAGAGCTTAGACTATATGACTTTCAATATAATTTTGCATCTCAGAGTCAAAAAAAAGAATATATAAGAATACTTTTAAAAGATGAGCGAGAAATAAAAGATTATGAATTTAAAGGAGCTCCTAAAGATATTAGAAGTGAAATAATATCTAAAAAATTGGAATATAAAAAACCTTTACGAGAATATGAATTAGATTTAGCAACTCCTGAACAAAAAGAGGAAAGTATTAATATTAAATTAGATAAAGACATATTTTTAACATCTTATGAATTTAAAGCAGCAACGGAACAACAAAAGACAAGATTTATAAATAGTAAGATTGATGATAGATATCATAGATTTGAAAAATATGAATTAGATTTTGCAACTCCCGAACAAATAGAAAAATATATAGATGCTAAGATTAAAAATAGATATAAACTTGAAAAATATGAATTCGAAGCAGCACCTCAAAAACAGAAAGAAGATTATATAGATTGGAGGATGGAAAGCGAAGATTTATTAGGAGATTATGAATTCGAAGCAGCATCTCAAAAACAGAAAGAAGACTATATAGATTGGACATTAAATAAAGGATATTATCTAAAAGACTTTCATTTCAAAGTAGCAACTCAAAAACAGAAAGAAAAATATATAGATTCTAAAATAAAAAACAATAGGGACATACAAAAATACGAATTTGAGGAAGCAACACAAGAACAAAAAGAAAAATGGATTGATAAACTACTAAAGGCTCATTATGGGAACTTACAAGACTATGAACTCGAAGCAGCAACTCCTGAACAAAAAGAAAGATATAAAGAATATGCTAAGTAAAAAATAAAATGTATATGATAAAACTTAAAGAGTTAATACCAATCTCAGAAGGGTTGAAATATCACATAGATAATAAAATACCTATAATGGAAAATATTTATAGGTACTCATCTGAAAAATTTTTAGAATTATTTGAAGAATGTCGTAAATTACATTTTGAAAATAAAGTAAATTTTTGCGAAGATGATATCCATCTACTAGAAAACACAGATATCGGTAAGTATGGTATATATGAGGGAGAGAAAGTACCTTTAGATATGCCATTACAAGAATCAGAATATCAAGGTAAAGATGTAGATTTAGGTAAACCTAAAAGAGGTGGAAGTAAAAAATTCTATGTATATGTCAGAGACCCTAAATCAGATAATATTAAAAAAGTATCGTTTGGTGCTAAAGATGGGGGAGGAAAACTATCTGTAAAATTAAATGACCCTAAAAGGAGGAAAGCATTTGCAGATAGGCATAATTGTAGTGACAAAACAGATAGAACATCCTCAGGATATTGGGCATGTAGAATAACAAGATATTGGAAATCTTTGGGGGGAGGAAGAAACTATTCAGGATATTGGTAATATATTAATTTATAAAATGTGAATATACTAATAACAGGAGCAGCAGGTTTTATTGGAAGTCATCTTTCAGAAAAACTATTAAGTGAAGGGCATATAATTACTGCCATTGATAATTTTGATACTTTATATTCTTCAGATGTAAAAAGAAAAAATATTGAAATTGCATTAACTAATAAAAATTATACATTTGAGGAGCTTGATATTAATAATATTAAAGATTTGGAATCTTTAAATCAACGGTTTGATACAATTGTACATTTGGCAGCAAAGGCAGGTGTACTCCTCAGTATTGAAGAACCACTCAAGTATACCCAAACAAATATAGTTGGGACACAAAATCTACTTGAATTTGCTAAACAAAGAAATATTAAGAAATTCATATTTGCATCTTCAAGTAGTGTTTATGGAGTAAATAAAAATGTACCATGGTCAGAAAGTGATAATGTGCTTAAGCCAATAAGTCCTTATGCTGCTTCCAAAGTAAGTGGCGAATTAATTGGTCAGGTATATTCCTCTTTATACCAAATTCAATTTCTTGCCTTACGTTTCTTTACTGTGTATGGGCCTAGGCAAAGACCCGATTTGGCTATTCATAAGTTTACAAAACTGATAGCAAATGAACAACCAATTCCTTTATATGGAGATGGGAATAGTAAAAGAGATTATACTTATGTTGATGATATTGTAAATGGTATTGTCTCTTGTTTAAAATATGAATCCTCATTATATGAAATTATCAATTTAGGAAATAATTCCCCTGTTACTTTGCTTGAACTTATTCAAACTATTGAAAGGGTAGTTGGAAAAAAAGCAATTTATAACAAACTTTCGGTTCAAATGGGAGATGTTCCTGTTACTTATGCAAATATTGATAAAGCCATTAATATTTTAGGATATCAACCATCAGTAAAATTGAATGATGGTATTAGTAAATTTTATGAATGGCTAAAATTAGATTTTAGTTAGTCTTAGCATACATTGAAAAACAAAGATAATGATTAATACATACTCGGAAACTAAGATATCTAACGTCATATACACAAGATTATTCTCAGAAAATATAGATGATTCAGAACTTGTATGGCATAGGGATGCTGAGGATAGGTTATTGAAAGTATTAGACGGTGGAGATAATTGGTTAATACAATTAGATAATGAATTACCGAAGCCGATAGACAACACTTATATAAAAAAAAATGTTTACCATAGATTACTAAAAGGTAATGGTTATGTAGTATTGGAATTAACAAAATACGTCTAGTAAAAATAATATAAAAATATGTGGATATTCGAGGGTAGAGAAATAAAAACGATATCAGATATGCCGAATGAAGACGTATATGGATTTATATATGAAGTTACACACACTCCTACAAATAAAAAGTATATTGGTAAAAAGGTTATAAAATACCATAGGAAGTTACCACCATTAAAAGGAACAAAGAAAAAAAGATTAGTAGAAAAGGAATCAAATTGGATTAGCTATTACGGTTCTAATGATGTAATAAAAAATCTATTAAAAGAAAAAAAACATTCTGAATTTAAAAGAGAAATACTTATATTTGCCTATTCCAAAATTGAATTGACATACTTAGAAACCAAGTATCAATTTATAAGAGAAGTTTTAGAGAAAGATAATTATCTGAACATTAACATATTAGGAAAGTTTTATAAAGGTCGAATATGAGCAGTTACACCATGGAGCAAATAGAAAAGCTTCGAATAGTTAGCAAATATTTAGGTGATTATTCACCTAGAAGTTCTACGAATGTAGCACTTGCATGTCCATTCTGTAATCATCACAAAAAGAAACTAGAGATTGAGTTAAGCAGTGGGCTATGGAATTGTTGGGTATGCAAGTCAAGTGGTAACACCCTAACTAAATTGTTACGAAAAGTATCTGCTGAAAGCAGCGATATTGCAAAGATTTCTAAATTAGAAAATACTAATGTTAGATTTGAGAAGAGCACTGATGAAAATGTAAGCTTACCTAGTAATTTTATTCCATTTGATAAATGTATTGATAATTTTTATACTAACAGATTACGAAATTACTTGAAATCGAGAAATGTATCAGATGATGATATCATAAAGTATAATATAGGATACGCAGAAGATAACACTACTGATAGCATAGTTATACCAAGTTATGATAGTTCTTTTAATTTAAACTATTACATATCTAAAAATATAGTAACTAATAAGTATAACAATCCTAAATGCTCTAAAGATAAAGTATTTTTAGAATCGATAATAGATTGGAGTCATGATATAGTTATTGTGGAAGGTATTTTTGATGCGATTGCAGTAAAGAGAAATGCTATACCTTTATTTGGAAAATTTCTTAATGATAAGGTAAAGGAGAGGATTGTTAGTTCATCTTGCCAAAATTTTTATATAGCATTAGATGGAGGAGAGTTAGATTCAATATTGAAAATAGCAAAATATGTTTTAGATGTTGGAAAGAATCCATACTTTGTTAATATGCCTGTAGGAGAAGACCCATCTTCATTAGGAACTAAAAATGTATGGGAATATATAAATAATAGCAATATAGTTACTGAAAATGATATTTATAGATATAAACTGTTTTCAAAGATTAATATGTGAAAACATATCAATATAAAATAAATATTAAATGGGTTTAGAATCGTATGTAAAAAACGGTGCGAGATGGGATGGAGATACTTATTCATTAAAATACTTTAATGTATCAAGAAATTTCACGGTATTAAAAAAAGGTAAAAATACTATCACATTATCTCCTGACCCAATAATAGTAGCAGGTTCTAGTATTTCTGTAGAGTTATTAGATAGGAGTGGTAAAAATATTCCTGTAGAATATACAAACCAAGTAACTTCAGGTGGCAGTATAATATTACATATTGACATAAAAGATACTGTAACAAAAGGTACAGGAAAGCTAATAATATTAGGTAAAGCATTTAGAGATGTTGATACCTTAAGAGCACTAGACCAATCAAGACAGAACTTAATATGGAGAGGATTAACTCAAATAAATACTGCTGTAGAGGAATTTAAGACACCTAATAATCCTGATGATATAGTATTCGAGAAAAATCCAAAAGATATATCTGTTAGAATAACGCCTATAGATATATCATATAGGGATAAGTCCACAGATAGACCTTCCACAAAATCAGGTACAGGAAAGCTAACATATTTTCCAATAATTCAGTCAAGTACAACATCTAATAATATTTTAAATAAACCATCAGTTATATCTAATATAAATAATACTTCAATATCAAAAGTAGAAGAGCAGTCATCTGCAACGGGTATAAGTTCTAGTGTATCAACTGAAGGAAATCCTACAATAGTTAGCACGATAGCCGAATTCATATCAGATATGGTTGGAGGAACTATAACAGCTACTCCAATAGTAATAGATAGAGTCCCACCTAATTTACAGTCTCAAATAGGTTCTGTTTCAGAATATGTAGGTAATATATTAGAAGTCTTAAACTCAACAACTATCGTTGTTGATAATTTATTTTTCCATAATATAACAAGTAATACAACTAAATTTGTTGTTGATTCATTTGTATCAGATATATATTCTATAAATTATAATAAAAATGTAAAGACATCTGAAGGTCAAAAAGTTACAGGATATGCTAAAATGTGTTTTGACAATGTAGCAACATCCAATGGAGTTATTGATAAGGTAAAAGTATCTGCAAAGCCTGTTGGTTCAATTGGAGCACCTATGTTTATAGGTGATTTTGATGTTATGCCTCCAAACAAGATGCAAGATACGGGGAGTTATACATTTGACCCTAAATTAGGTATAGACTACAAAAGTGTGGGAGAGGTCACATCAAGTAATGACATCTCAAATTATTTTAATTACAATGAATACAAAGTAAATACTAATGCAAATTCTAATTCATTTGATAACTACAACTTTGAATTAGCAAGTGGAGGATTATCAGTACCAAATCCTGTACAGAGTAGTACAAATGTAACAAATGCTATAAGTTTTGAATCACCATTAGCTGAATCAAATGTAACAGCATTATCAGTTAAAGACCAATTTTTAGGTTCAGCTAAGGCAGGAACTAAGTATAAGATATCATTGAATGCATTTTCAAAATATGATGCAACAAAAACAAAACCAACTGCTCAGATATTTATAAACGGCCCATCAATCGAGGAGGGAGGTGACACATCCAACTCCTTCGGCACATTAATAGATACCCTAGAGGGTGGTAATGGAGAAAGACAAGATAATTTAGAATATTTCTTCACAGCAGCATCAGATTCTGATAAAATAAAGTTATCACTAGTATTAAATACAGGTATTTGGGATTTCTCAGGTATGAAGGTAGAACCGTCATCACCGTCAGGTAATTCTCCAAAGGAATTCTGTGTGATGATTCCATTAGATAACTTACCTGTAAATAAAATAGATGAGGAGTATGTATTTGTAGTTGATTTTATAGGCAAAAATGGAAATCCTACTAATCTAAATATAACTACACAAAGTATAACATTAAATAGTAATTCAACCTTAGATGAGAAATTACTTATAAATACAATAAATAGTAGTGCAACTCTTAGAGGAGTAATTACTGGATTAGGTTCACAAGGAGTTCAAGGTGTGCAAGGATTTCAAGGTGTGCAAGGATTTCAAGGAAGGCAAGGAACACAAGGAGCTCAAGGAAATCAAGGAAATCAAGGAAATCAAGGTATAACAGGTTTACAGGGTACAGCAGGAGCTCAAGGTAACCAAGGTACTCAAGGAACAATAGGTCTACAAGGCACTGTAGGAACTCAAGGAAATCAAGGTATACAAGGTACAATTGGCACACAAGGATTTCAAGGAAGGCAGGGAACTCAAGGAAATCAAGGTATAACAGGTTTACAGGGTACAGCAGGAGCTCAAGGTAATCAAGGGCCTACAGGTTTACAAGGTACAACAGGAGCGCAGGGCTCAAGTACTGATGTAGACGTATCAGTAGCTAATTTAATAACTAGGTTAGGTCAAATTAATACATCATATACTGCGGGTAATGCAACAGGTGTAACAGCTACATTTTCAGGGAATATACAAACAAGTCAATTTGTAACTGCTGACAATTTTATAACTACTTCAGATAGAAGACTTAAAAGTGATATTAAAGAATTATCAGGAAGCTTAGAAATATTAAGAAAATTTAATTCATATAGT